CGTTGGTGAAGAATTATCTGAAGAATTTAAAGAAAAAGCTTCAACACTTTTTGAAGCTGCAATAAATGCAAAACTTACTGCTGAAATAGTTCGTATCGAAGAAGAATATGAAGAACTATTAAGAGAAGAAATGGAAGAATTTGCAGAAGATCTTACAAGTAAACTAGATACATATCTTGATTATGCAGTAGAAAATTGGATGACAGAAAATGAAGTTGCAATTGAATCTACATTGCGTAATGAAATTTCTGAACAATTCATTGACGATTTAAAAAATCTTTTCTCTGAAAATTACATGAATATTCCTGAAGAAAAGGTAAATGTAATTGAACAATTGACAGATAAGATCGAAGCTCTTGAAACAAGATTAGACGAAACAATTACAGAAAATCATGAACTAAAAGGTGCAATTGCTGAATCTACAAAGAAAGATGTAATTGATTTTGTTGCATCTGAGCTAACTCTTACTCAAAAAGAAAAATTCTTACCTTTTGCTGAAGGTATCGAGTTTGACGGTAATGTAGAAACATATCAAAGAAAACTAGAAATAGTTAAAGAAAATTATTTCAACAATACTCCAGTCCATCAAACAAATCTTGAAGAAGAAACATTTGAAGGTGAAATCTCATCTCCAAGCACAGTTTCTGTGGACCCAAGTATTGCAAGATATGTAACTGCTTTACAAAAAACAGTTAAAAAATAAAAATTTATAAATAATATTAAATACTACAACCAGAAAGGAAAAGATATGTATTTATCTGAAGAAATTCAACAAAAATGGGCACCAGTCCTAGACTGTGACTCAGTAGGAACTATTACAGATCTTCATCGTAGATCTGTAACTGCTGTTGTTCTAGAAAACACAGAAAGAGCACTACGTGAAGCTTCTGCACATGGTCAATATCAATCATTGACAGAAACTTCATCAACTGTTCCAGCAAACTTCATGGGCGCTTCAAGCTCAACTGCTGGTGCTGGTGGCATCGATACATTTGACCCTGTATTGATCTCTCTAGTTCGTCGTGCAATGCCAAATCTAGTTGCATACGATATCTGCGGCGTACAACCAATGACTGGTCCTACAGGACTAATCTTTGCTATGCGCTCACGTTATGCTAATCAAGCTGGCGACGAAACATTCTACAACGAAGTAAATACCTCGTTCTCATCAGTTGTTTCTGGTGCTAACACATTTGGTCAAAAGTTCGTTGGTACAATCCCAGGTGCTACAAACACATCACCACTAACAGCTGTTAATACATATAACACTGGTTCTGGTATGTCAACAGCTCAAGCTGAAGCTCTTGGTGCTGATTCAAACGCTGCATTCCCACAAATGGCATTCAGCATTGAAAAAGTAACAGTTACAGCTAACACACGTGCTCTAAAAGCAGAGTACACAATGGAACTTGCACAAGACTTGAAGGCAATTCATGGTCTTGATGCTGAAACAGAACTATCAAACATTCTTTCAGCAGAAATTCTTGCTGAAATCAATCGTGAAGTAGTTCGTACAATCAACATCACAGCCGTTGCTGGTGCACAAGACAATACAACAACTGCTGGTGTATTCGATCTTGATACAGATTCAAATGGTCGTTGGTCAGTTGAAAAGTTCAAAGGTCTTATGTTCCAACTAGAACGTGAAGCTAACCAAATCGCCAAGAAGACACGTAGAGGAAAAGGCAACATCGTAATCTGTTCATCAGACGTTGCTTCTGCTCTACAAATGGCTGGTGTTCTAGACTATACACCTGCTCTAAATTCAAACAAACTACAAGTTGACGATACAGGCAATACATTTGCCGGTGTTCTAAACGGTCGCTTAAAAGTTTACATCGATCCATATGCTATCGGTGGTAACTACCTAACAGTTGGTTATAAGGGTTCATCAGCATTTGATGCTGGTATATTCTATTGCCCATATGTTCCTCTACAAATGGTAAGAGCTGTAGATCAAGCTACATTCCAACCAAAGATTGGCTTCAAGACACGTTATGGTATGGTAGCCAACCCATTTGCTGAAGGTCTAAACAAGGGTGCAGGACGCTCAAATACTATCAGCACAAATGAATATTACAGAAGAGTTATAGTAACAAACTTAATGTAATAAGTCAAGTACTAAAAACAAGAGCCAGGATAACTGGTCCAGAAAGAGGGGTTCATTCCCCTCTTTTTTTATATAAATACTCTAAACTAAACGGAGTAAATATGTCAGCTTTAGATAACACACCAGATAAAATATATAAACCATACACATATATGATTGGATGGAGTATTCATGAAATATATTATTATGGTGTTCGTTATACAAAAAATTGTAATCCAAATGATCTTTGGAAAACATATTTTACATCATCAAAATATGTAAAAGAATTTAGAAAACTTCATGGTGAACCTGATATTATTAAAATAAGAAAGACATTCGAAAATGGCGAAAAAGCTTTATTGTGGGAACAAAAAGTATTAAAAAAATTACGTATTAAAACTAATAATAAATGGTTAAATGTCGCCATAGGCAAACCTACTATGCTTGGTAAAAAACATTCAGAAGAAACAAAAGAAAAAATGAGAAAACCAAAACCTTTAGGATTTGCAGAAAAAATTAGCAAAAAAATGAAAAATTATCAAAAAACAGAAGAACATTGTAAAAAAATAAGTATAGCATTAACAGGAAAAAAACTTTCAAAAGAATCTATTAAAAAAAGAACTGAAACTTATAGAAAAAATTTTGATAATGGGTTGTATAATATAGGAAAAACTAGACTAGGCAAAAAAAGAGGACCATATAAAAAAAAGGTTAAACAATAATGAATGCTTTACAAAACGAAATAGATAATCGAAACTTTTTGTCTCCATTAAATTTTAAGTTTTTTATCAAAAAAACTCCTTATACAAACTTTTTTATTCAAAAAATAAATTTACCTGGAATCCGTCTAGTGCAAGTTGATACTTCAAATCCATTTGTCAAGACTCCATATGCTGGTGATCATATTGACTTTTCAACTCTAAATCTTAATTTTAAAGTGGATGAAGATCTAAAGAATTATCTAGAAATACATAATTGGATAATAGGTCTTGGATTTCCAGAAAATCATGATCAATATAAAGATTTATCTGATAAACCGATATATACAGGCGATGGTATATTTTCAGATATGACTTTAACTATACTTTCTAGTACAAAAACTCCCAATTATGAAATAACTTTTGTCGATGCATTTCCTATAACTTTATCAGATTTATACTTTAATACTATAGATAATAATGTAACTTTCTTAAATGCTGATGCTACTTTCAAATATACACATTATACAATTACTAAATTATAATTGACATTTAATTTAATATGGTGTATAATATAGTTTTATGCAGAGGATGATATTATGAAACTTGATCAAATACTTTCTTTATGGAAAGAAGATTCTGTTATAGATATAACTAATCTTGGTGAAGAAGCTATTAAAATAGCAAATTTAACACAAAAATATTATGAAATATTAGTACAAGAAAGAGTACTATTAAGAAAATACCAAAATGATTATAAAGTATTAAATTTAGAAAAATATGAATTTTATACACAAGGGCCAAATGAAGAAACTGAACAAAAAGGATGGACACTGCCTTCCAAAGGTATAATAATAAAATCTGAAATACCAATATATTTGGATGCCGATAAAGACTTAATTGAACTATCTTTAAAAATCGGAATTCAACAAGAAAAAGTTCAATTGTTAGAAACCATAATTAAATCGCTTAAAGACCGAGGATTTAATATTCGTGCAGCATTAGATGATAGAAAATTAAAAGAAGGAGTCTAATTGACTGATATTATTAGAGTAGAAAAAGTAAATGAAGTTTATAATAGAATAATTTGTGAACCGAGTGTAGGTTATGAAATAAAAGATTATTTTACATTCAAAGTTCCTAATTATCAATTCATGCCAGCCTACAGAAACAAAATGTGGGATGGTAATTTGTATTTGTACAATCCTCTTACATGTCTGCTTTATGGTGGATTAAATCATCATCTAGAAGAATTTTGTAAACATAGAGAATACAAATTAGAATATTCTTCTGATTTTTCTATTGATAATTTTACAGTTTCTGATGCTCATTCTTTTTTTAAATCATTGAATTTAACTATGGAACCAAGAGATTATCAAATAGATGCTTTTGTTAATTGTGTCAAAAACAAAAGAAAACTTCTACTGTCTCCTACAGGTTCTGGTAAATCATTTATCATTTATTTGTTAGCCATGTATTATAATAAGAAAACACTTATTATAGTGCCTACTACATCTTTGGTTCAACAATTATCATCTGATTTTATTTCTTATGGTTTTGATGACACAGATAATATACACAAAATATTTGAAGGTCAATCAAAAACTACAAAAAGTAAATTTGTATTTTCTACTTGGCAATCTTTATATAAACAACCAAAAGCTTGGTTCAAACAATTCGATGTTGTTATTGGAGATGAAGCTCATCTATTTAAAGCTAAGTCTCTGACATCTATTATGACAAATCTAGAATCTTGTAAATATCGTTTTGGTTTTACTGGTACACTTGATGATTCTAACACACATAAACTTGTATTAGAAGGTTTATTTGGTCCTGTAAGAAAGGTTACAAGTACAAACGAACTAATTGATAAAAAAGTATTATCTGATTTTATGATAAATTCTATTATTTTATCTTATCCAGATAATACTAGAAAATTAGTTACTAAAATGAACTATCAAGAAGAATTAGATTTTCTTGTTACATTGCCTGAAAGAAATAAATTTATATGTAATTTGTGTAAATCTTTGAAAGGCAATACCTTACTTCTT